TTGCGCCGGGTACTTCCCGTCTAGGATGGCTTCAATGACTGTGGGTGACAGATAGGCCAGGCGCAGTATTCTGCTGACAAACGATGGACTGATGTTCTCTGACTTGGCCATGTCTTCAATTGAAGCATGGGTACCGTCAAATAGTTTCCGGTGCCAGCGGTGGCCGCGTGCTAAGAGTTTGACCATGGCGTTATCAATCAGCGCCTCGCGCCGCTCAATGGCGCGATCCCCGTTGGGCAGCACGATCACAGCCTTGCCCCCGCGCCTGCGAAAAGTCATCGGAATCTCGGTGGTGAAACCCGCTTCGGTATCGGTGCTCATGCAGCCTCCAATTCTTTTTGTGGTTCAAGCGTGTCGCGCAACAGCTTGTTCAAGCCCTTGTCGTGCCATTTGATTGCGATGCCGTCCTTGCGCACTGTGATTCGATCAACCAGGGTATGCAGAACCTTGGCCTGCTCCGCTGGGAAGAGTTCGTCCCAGACCGCGTCGATGGACTGCAATGCGCTTATGGCGTTTGTCTCTTCAACTTTGGGCCGCTGAGTATTTACCTCACGCACCGCGTGGGCCAGCACCTCTGGTGAGCGCAGGATGCCGCGCATCTTCTCAACCACCACCTGTTCGATCTCACCGGCGGGGATGCGGCAGATGTCGCAGCTTTCTTTCCCGATCTTGATTGAGTCGGTGTTGATGTAGTAGCGGTAGGTCTTGTGCTGCTTGCGCGTCCAGCCAGGCGTGAAGGCCCGTCCTTGCTCAGAAAAAATAAGTCCGCGCAGTAGAGAGGGCGCGCTACCCCTACCCGCCAGCCTCGCCTTATTCATAGGGGCGCCGTTTTTCAGGTGCGTCTGCACCGTATCCCAAAGCTCTTGCGTGATGATGCCGTCATGTTCACCAGGGAAGTGCTGACCCTTGTAGGCCGCAATGCCAATGTAGACCGGGTTGCTGAAAATCTTGTAGACAAGGCCTTTGGTGATCAACTTGCCTTCGCGGACAACTCCCTTGGCTGTTGTCCAGGATTTGGAGGTGACACCGCGCTTGCGCAGGTCTTTGACAATAGTGGCCATCGAGGGCGTTGCGGCAAAGCGAGCAAAAATCTCCTGAACAATGGCTGCTTCTTTGGGGTTGGGCACCAGTTTTCGCTCAACCACGTCATAGCCCAAAGCGGGCATCCCACCCATCCAGATGCCACGCTTGCGTGAGGCCGCAATCTTGTCGCGCACCCGTTCACCGGACAACTCACGTTCAAACTGCGCAAAGGACAGCAGGATGTTGAGCGTCAACCGTCCCATAGAGGTGGTGGTATTGAAGGACTGGGTGACCGAAACAAAGGTCACCTTGTGCTGATCAAACAGCTCGACCAGCTTTGCAAAGTCGGCAAGCGACCGTGATAAACGATCAATCTTGTAAACCACGATGGTGTTCACCAGACCCTTCCGGACGTCTTCGAGCAGACGCTTGATGGCCGGGCGCTCGAGGGTTCCTCCTGAGAAACCGCCGTCGTCGTAACGATCCTTGAGCGTTACCCAGCCTTCAGATTTTTGGCTGGCAATGTAATTAGCGCAGGCATCGTGTTGGGCGTCCAGTGAGTTGAAGTTTTGGTCCAAGCCTTCTTCTGTGGACTTGCGCGTGTAGATCGCGCACAGGACTTTAGGGGTGGTAGCCATTAGACGCTCCTTCCAGAAGACAAACCAAAAAAGGTCCAACCGTTTCGGTTGGTGCCTGTAATCACCATGGCGATGCGTGAAATGGACTTGTAGCGTTGACCCGCGTATTCGAAATCGTCAACGTGCACCACCACCTCGTGGCGCTCACCATCCCATTCCCGAATCAGGCGCGTTCCGCAGATGGGCCTGCCATCAACCCTGCGGCGGCGGACATCGGCTTTGCCACCATCGAGTTGTTCGCCAAGCTTCTCCAGGCGCTTGACGGTCTCGCGGCGTAGGCCCCCAAGGGCCAGCTCCTGAATCCGGTATGCCAGACGCGTTTCAAGGAAGCGCCGGTTAAACGGTGGTGGTTCGGTCTGAAACATTTCTCGCCACATTTGCTTGAGGTCAGGTGTGGGCGAGGTTTTAAGGGCTGCAACGCGTGCAACAAGTGAGTCATTCATGGGTGTTGTCCTTGGTAGTCAAAACACCTGCATGAACGCTCTCTTCGGTACGGTTAGCAAGTTGAGCTTCGCGTTTTTGGCGGTCCAGAAGGCGAATAGCGCCCTGGGCCAGGATTGCGCCGATGACGGCCATCGGGCTTGGCTCGGCGCGAGGGGTTGGTGGTGGGGTGCGATTTGGGGCGGTCATGTAGGTTCATACCGCCGCAGGGGGTTTTTTTCTCAGGGCAGTGCCCGTTCTGGCCATCAAAAAGCCGATTTGCGCCATGTAAACGACACCCAGTCCTCAAGTCCAGTCAGAACACATCACAAATTTATTTCCGAGCAACAGTAATAATGCTGGTTGTTTACTAGCAATGTGATATGATGCTGCTCATCAACCACCAAGGAGTAATGATGCAAGAAGAAAACACCACCGGACGCGCGCTCGGCGGCTTGGCCAGGATGGCCAGCATGACGCCAGAGCAGCGCAAGGAAAACGCCCGTGCAGCTGCCCAAGCAAAGGCTGCATTGAAGAAGTTGCCCAAGGCAACTCACTCTGGTCAATTGGCTACAAACCTGATCGACTTACCGTGTTTTGTACTTGACGACGGACGTCGGGTCATCTCTGGTAGGGGCCTGACTGCAGCCATCGGAATGAAAGGGCGCGGAGCTGGGGTTTCTCGGGTTGCTGAGCACAAGCTCATTAAGGCCTATGGTGATCCAGCCCTAATAGCCGCCATAGACAACCCGATTCAATTCGTTGGCAAGTCACCGAAAGGTGACAACGTGCCAAGTGATGGTTACGAGGCGCATGTTTTGCAAGAAGTTTGCGAAGCGATCCTCACAGCGCGTGACAACAATTTGCTCTTGACGGAGCAAGACCAGCGATATGCAGTGCAGGCAGATATTTTGATGCGGGCATTCGCGCGCGTTGGCATCGTCGCGCTGATTGATGAGGCTACTGGGTATCAGAAGGATCGAGACAAGCAGGCACTAGCCAAGATTCTTGAAGCCTTCGTCGCCAAAGAGCTCCAGCCATGGTTGAAGACGTTCCCGGATGAGTATTACAGCGAACTTTTCCGCATCTACAAAATTCCATATCCACCGGTGGGTAATCCATCGTGGAGACCTAGTTTTCTCGGACATGTGACCAATAACGTTGTTTACGATCGACTTGCACCAGGTTTGTTGCCAGAACTAAAGCGTCTGGCAAGCAAAGAGGAGCGTAAAGCACGGCTTCACCAACATCTAAGTCAGGAGGTGGGGCACCCTAAATTACAAAGTCACATGGGTTCCATCGTCACTCTACTGAAACTGTCGCAAAGTCCAGAGCAGTTCCGTGACTTGGTAGACCGTTTACACCCACGTTTTGGTACCACTGGCCAACTCGACTTCGATGGCCAGGCGTAGTACGTAGCCATCTGAAAGACTCACGCAAAAAATAAAAGATAAAGAGGTTTTAAATGAGCTATTGGAATCAATTTGACAATTTCGATCCGTTGACCGGGCAGGTTTCGTACTGGCCATTTCCTCAAAATTCAGGAATTGTCTGGCGAGCTCGTAACTTATTGCGAAAACGGACAAGCGAACAAATCAGACATCTGGCCAGCTTTTCTGCTCAGATAGTGGATGAGTACTTTAGCCAAGCTAAAGAGGATGAAATTGAGAAGCTTAAAAGTGAAGGTGAATGGAGCTATTTTGATAGCGATGAGGATGGAAATCATCTTCAAATTAATGAGGAACGATTAAATGAACGCGATTTTCCAACCGCCGAAAACACGACCGAAATTGATGCGCTTACAGAGTGTATTGATGGATGGAGTGATGTATTTGGCGATGGCTCCGAGAATCCAGAAGCTTTTGAATACTTTGCAACTATGGCGCTGTGGAAAGTCGCAGATGCCATCGATAGGGTGACTTACAGCTATGACTACAAGTCAAAAACCTACACAAAAAAGGATAGGAAAAAACTTGAGTCGTATGACTACACAAGAGCTGCAGCCAGCGCAATTGAGGCGATGGAAGCTATCTGTCGAGCTGAAAGTTTGAGAGATATTGAGCGTCGTGAGAAGCGATTTACTGAGCAGATTCAGGCAGCTGAAAAACACACCAGCGCAAAGGTTCTTAAAGCGAATGAAGCTAAGTGGAAGTCCCTGCAAGAGCAGGAGGCCAAGCAGAAAACCGACCATGCCAAAAAAATGGCCGAGCTGAGTAAGGCTAATAGAAATAAGTCGATGGCCGCAACATTGGCACATTGGGATCAAGACACGTCATTGCAAAAGCTCAGTATTGCTAAGGCGGGCATCAAGCTTTCAGCATGGTTGGCAACGCAAGACCTTTACTTCTTCGAACCTCGAACTGTGTCGCAGTGGATTTCTGCCCATAAAAAGGTTAAAGCGGCAGCCTGAAATTCATACAGTCAGCGAAGCTGAACGTACATCCAGCCAAGGGTAACGACCGTACAGTCAGCGCGGCTAAACGGACGTGAACCGAAGCATGCCGCACGGCATGCCAAGCAAGCGTATTTCTTTGGTTACCCATCATCTCCATGATCGCCCTGTTCATTCAAAACAGGAGTCGTCATCATGGGAAATCAGAGTTGTACAGCACGGACATCTACCCCGTGCGCAGGTCGCAAAAATGTGCCCGCCAATACCCCCAGTGGGTATTTATTTGGCCAGAGCGCAAACGATCCGTATTTTGAAGCTGCCGTTAATGCAGCCAGGGTCCGGACGCATCAACTGGCCGCTCGCCACGGCTTATCGCCAGCCGAGCGAGAGGACTTTCAGCAGGAGCTGATGCTCGACCTGCTGGAGCACAGACACCAGTTTGATCCGGCCAAGGGTAGCCCGGGCACATTCACGGGCATGGTGTCAAAACACCGTGCCGTTGAATTGCTCGACGGGATGATCAAACAGCGCATGCTTTATACGGATTTTGACGCCGCATCCAAGACGATGGGGGCCGCCAATGACTCCGAGATGGGCACGTCCAAAACCAAATCAGCAGACGACTGCATCGACGCGATCAACTTTAAACGCGACCCCGATCACGAATTCTTCACTGACGGCATGGCTATGCATGACCTGCAAGCGGCCATTGCCTTCATGAATGGCGAGCAGTCCGCATTGCTTGACCTGCTCACTGATCACTCGGATATCGCCAGCGCATGCGTGGCATCCGGCTTATCCACCGCATCTTTCTACCGCCGCGTCCACGAGCTACGCATGCACCTGCGCATGTTTGGTCTGCGCGAAGTGGCCTGAGAAAAATAACGCGTCCAGCGGTAATAACACCTATGCCAGCCAAAAAGTCCCCAAGCAAACCGAGCCGCAATACCTGCGCCACGGCCAATTCACACCTTTCGGAGCCCAAATTGTTAGCGCCACAAAAACTTGTCGAAATATCGCGCAGCCATCTTGGCCTCGTCGCACCAGAGCCGCTCGGGGGTGCACGCCCTTTCTATTCACCAGGCGTCGCTGTCACAGAAGCCATTTTGTGTGACTGGGTCGCCAGTGCACAAATCGGCCACTGCATCCAGTACCACGAGGGCCTGCTGCTGCGTGATCGTTCAGAGATCAGCAGCGACTTGACCACCAAGGACCGCGCCCGTATTCACTCCGTCGCCCGTCGCGCGTGGATCGCCTGCGAGCTTGGCCTGGTGCATCTCTTTAGCCAAAAGGTGGGGGAGGACCACTACCGCTACCTGGCCATGCGCTCCAGTTCCCCGCTCAAGCCGCCCGAAATCCGTACCCAGCTGCGCATTGCGCAGATGGCTCCCAGCAACCGCAAGCCCCACTGAAAGAAAGAGAACCCATGACTGCCGAACCCGACGTGCTGGATGAAATAGGCCAGCTTTACATGAACGAGCTCGACAAGCTCCCGCTGCAAGACCTTGACCGGATGATCAAACAGGTCACTGCTGCCAAAGACACTGCCGCTTTGTACCTCAACGCATTGCAGTCCACCTTGCACAGTCGCTTGGGTGGTCATGCCCAACAGCTTCGCCAAGAGGCTGGCAAGTCCACCGGCACTGTGCGCTTTGAGGTCGATGGCTACATGGTCGTCGCCGATTTGCCTAAGCGCCCTGAATACAACCAGGTCAAGCTCAAAGAAGCCGTGGAAGCGCTGCGTAAATGGGGCGAGGACCCGGAGAACTATGTCGGCATCGAAATCAAAGTCGCCGAGTCCAAGTACACCGCCTGGCCACCCGGTATCCGCGATCTGTTCGAACCTGCACGCACGCTCAAAACGGGCAAGCCCAGCTACAAGCTCGAGCAGATCAAGACCGGAGAAATTCCCGACGCTGCCAACGACAGTCACTTTGGTGGGGGTGTGTGATGGCCATTTCACTTGCACAACTCACCCGCGCCAATACGCCCAAGCCACCCCGTATTCTGATTCACGGTGTTGCAGGCGTTGGTAAAACCACCTTCGCCGCAGAAGCCAGCAAACCTGTGTTCGTGCAAACGGAAGACGGTCTGGGAACAATTCCGGCAGCTAGCTTTCCGCTTGCACGCACGTTTGAGGAAGTCCTTGAGTCACTGGCCTCGCTGTACACCGAAGACCATGACTTCAAAACCGTGGTGATCGACAGCGTGGACTGGCTTGAACCCTTGGTTTGGGGCAAGGCCTGCCGCGACAACGGCTGGGGATCGATTGAAGACGCCGGGTACGGCAAAGGCTACGTGGCCGCTTTGAGCCTGTGGCGTCAGTACATCGACGGCCTGAACGCCCTGCGTGACGACCGTGGCATGACCGTTGTGCAAATCGCGCACACCGACATCAAGCGTTTTGACTCGCCTGAGCACGACCCCTACGACCGGTACGTCATCAAGTTGCACACCCGCGCAGCGGCGCTGATGCAAGAGCACTCCGACATCGTGCTCTTTGCCAACTACCGCATCTCCACCGTGAAGGCCGATGTCGGCTTCAACAAAAAAGTAAACCGCGCCATGGGCTCGGGCGAGCGGGTGATTCACACCGCCGAGCGCCCAGCCTTTTTGGCCAAGAACCGCTATGGCCTTCCCGAGACCCTGCCACTGGACTGGCAGTCCTTTGCCCAGGCCATGCCCGATGTGATCAAGCCCATGTTGATCGCCAACCCAGTCACCCCCACCAACCCAACCACCTGAAATTGAAATAGGAGAAAACACCATGGCTTCATTCGGACAAACTTTCGACGCATCCTCAGTTGAACCCAGCAGCGGCTACGAAGTCCTGCCACCCGGTAAATACCTCGCCCAAATTGTTGCAAGCGAAATGCGTGCAACCAAAGACGGCATGGGCCAGTACCTCTACCTTGAGGTGGATGTCATTGAGGGGCAGTACGCAGGCCGCAAGCTCTTTGATCGCCTGAACCTCATCAATGCCAATGCAGATGCTGTGCAAATCGCACAGCGCACGCTGTCATCTATCTGCCGTGCCGTTGGCAAGTTGCAGGTCAGCAATTCGGAGCAGTTGCACCTCATTCCATTGATTGCTGATGTGCGTGTGCGCCCCCCGAAGGGCATGTATGGCGAGAGCAACTCGGTCCGCTACCTGCCTCGCAGCGGTCAGGCTGCAAACGCCCCCACATTCGGCACTGGTCCAGCCAACCCGCCAGCGCGTCCTGCCGTTGCTACAGCAACGCCTGCTGCCAACGGACTGCCCTGGAAGCGCCAAGCCTGAGGTCCCACTGCATGCACGAACACTTCACATTGCATCAA